ATGTCCACATCCGGTCCCAATGCATCCATTTTTGGAAGCCTTTCAACTCTTCGCTCCAGATCAAGGGAACTCACCCGGAACAATCCGTTAGCGTCAGGTGCCATCGATTCCTTTGTTTCAAATTTAATCGGATCGGGAATTTCCCCAAGGTGGCAGCTTGACGATATTGAGCTGAAAAAACAAATTCAGGAACTTTGGGCAGATTCCACTGAAGAAATTGATGCTGCAGGTTTAACCGATTTTTACGGTTTAGAGGCTATGGTGGCTCATTCGGTCATCGAAAGCGGAGAGGTACTGGTTCGGTTCCGACCAAGGCTCCCTGAATACGGATATGCGGTCCCCTTGCAATTACAAATTTTAGAAGCAGACCACCTGGACGAATCTTTCAACACGGTTTTATCGAACGGAAACGAAGTCCGGATGGGGATCGAGTTCAACAAGATCGGCCAGAAAGTCGCATACCATCTTTTCAGGGAACACCCCGGAGAATTTTACCATATCAAGACAAACGACCGGGTAAGGATACCGGCATCAGAAATTCTTCATATCGGCCGTCCTTTACGACCCGGCCAGATAAGATATCGCCCCTGGCTGTCGTCAGTTATCGTCCGGCTCCACGAACTGGATCAATACCAGGATGCTGAACTCGTCAGGAAAAAATCAGCCGCCATGTTTGGCGGGTTCATCACCGAACTCCCCGGTGATGATACGGAGTTCACCCCCCTGGGTAAAGTCGTCAAAAAAGACACCTCCAACAGGGACATTGTGGCCCTGGAACCCGGAACGTTTCCCATCCTTCCCCCTGGCATGGATGTGAAATTTTCAGAACCAGCTGATGTGGGCGGGAACTACGAAAAATGGATCAAGCAGGAACTGCGGTCCATCGCCAGGGGAATTGGCATTACCTACGAACAACTCACAGGGGATTTATCCGGCGTCAATTATTCATCCATAAGGGCGGGACTGATCGAATTCAGAAGGCTTTGCATCATGCTCCAGAAACAGCTGCTCTCGTTCCAGTTTTGTGGGCCGGTTGCAAGACGGTGGCTCGACACAGCCGTCATGTCAGGCGCTTTGACCATCCCTTCCTTTCGGAAAAACAGGCGCAGATATTACCGGATCAAATGGCGGCCGGACGGATTTGCCTGGGTGGACCCTGAAAAGGACCAGAAAGCCGAACAAATGGCCGTAAGAAATGGTTTCAAATCAAGGTCCCAGGTGGTTGCCGAACTTGGCCACGATATCGAAATGCTCGACGCAGAAATCGCAGAAGACAATAAGCGGACTGACAAGCTCGACCTGGTCTTTGATTCAGACCCCAGGAAGACCGCCAAAACAGGAACGTCTCAAACGACATCAGAAACCAACCTCTCAGAGGATAACAGTGATGAACAAAACGATTCTCTCAAAACTGATTAACACACCGCTTATGATCGCAGCCGGGAAGCTTGATGCCATCCTGTCCGCAAAGGATATCGATGTATCTTTGCAAGGAGGTATGTTCAAACCGAACAAGGCACCCCAACGGATCGGTGTGATCACGGTTTATGGCGTATTGACCCATAGGAGTTCCGGGTTCGACACCTTTTTCGGACTCTCCAGCTATACCCAGATCAGAAATACTTTCCGCATGGCCATATCAGATGATTCCATCGATGCGATCCTATTTGATATCGATTCCCCCGGAGGTGAAGCATCGGGCGTATTTGACCTTGTGGACGAAATCTATTCCGCCCGTGGCAAAAAACCAATTTACGCTATCGCCAACGAGTCCGCCTATTCAGCCGCATATGCCATCGCATCTTCTGCAGACAAGGTTTTCCTATCAAGAACCGCAAGCGTGGGTTCCGTGGGCGTCATTGCCGTCCATGTGGACCAGAGCGGCTTTGATGAACAACGAGGATTGAAATACACAGCCATATTTTCAGGGGACCGGAAGAACGATTTTTCGTCCCATAACCCCCTGTCTGATGAAGCCATCAAAACCGCCCAGAAAAGCGTGAATAAAACATACGACCTGTTCGTACAAACCGTCGCAAGAAACAGAAGTCTATCCCCCAAACAAGTGATCGATACCCAGGCAGGCATATTTGATGGGCACGATGCCATCAAATCAGGCCTGGCAGATGACGTCCTTTCCTGGGATCAGGCCATACAAACCCTATCAGGAGGAACAATAACCATGAGTGGATCAAAAAACCTTAAACAAGATCTGACAAACCTATTTAAGGAAACGTCAGATGAAGAAGTGAAACTGGGACTCGCCCAATTGGGCTACATCCCTAAAACAGATGTCCCGGATACGGACAAGATCAAAGAAGAAGGAAAGGCTACCGGAAAAAATGAGGCCATGACTTACGCCAAAGAGATCATCGGCCTGTGCGACCTTGCTGGCATGCTTAAGATGTCCGTATCCCTTATCGAAAAAAACGTCTCAATTGAGGATGCCAGAAGAACCATCCTCGAAGCCAAGGCAGCAGAAAGCGGCAAGAACGAAATCATATCAACCGTTGGCGCCACAGGGACGGGAGAGATAAACCCGCTCATCAAAGACGCCATGAGAAGAAAGGAGGCTTAATATGCCTGTAATCATCGAAGGAAAACGGCTGAACGATATCCTGAAATGGGAGGAGAGCAACTATTACTCCCGTGAAAAGGCCACCATCGCAGCCGGACAGATTTTAACCCTGGCCGCTGTTGTCGGTAAACAGACCGCAAACGGAAAAATCTATCAGATCGATTTTACCGCATCTGACGGAACCGAAAACGCCTATGGTTTTGTGATTGCTGATTACGATGCCGCATCAGGCGATATCGAAGGCGTTGTGATCGTCCGTGAGGCCATCGTTGCAAAGGACAGTCTGGTCTTTCCAGAAACTGCAACCCAGCCGGAAAGCGATGCGGCACTGGCCCAGCTTAAATCCGCAGGAATCATAGAAAGAGAGGAGGCTTAAATATCATGCTGAACCCATTTGAAACCGATGCCTTTAACATGGTGTCACTCACGAAAGCCATTAATATTCTCCCGAATAAGTATGGACGCATCAATGAAATGAACCTGATGCCGGGCCGAGGCGTCCGGACCCGAACGGTTATGGTGGAAGAAAAAAACGGCGTCTTAAACCTTTTACCCACCCAGCCACCGGGATCGCCGGGAACCCTGGGGACTGTTGGCAAGCGTAAAATCCGGTCGCTCGTGATCCCGCATATTCCCCATGACGATGTGATTTTGCCACAGGAATATGACGGTGTCCGTGCATTCGGATCAGAAACCGAATTTGATACCCTGTCACGGGTAATCAATGACCATCAGCAGACCATGCGGAACAAGCATGCCATCACGCTTGAGCATCTTCGCATGGGTGCACTCAAAGGAATAATACTCGATTCCGATGGATCGGTTTTATATGATCTGTATTCCGAATTCGAGATCACTCCCAAGACCATCAGCTTTGCTTTGGGAACGGATACCACGAAAGTCCGGGTGAAGTGCCTCTCGGTCCTCCGTTACATCGAGGACAACCTTCTGGGTGAAGTCATGACCGGTGTACGGTGCCTCTGTTCACCCGATTTCTTTGATGCGCTTATTTCTCACAGTGCGGTAAAGGAAGTTTATCTCAACCATTCTGCAGCTATTGACAGATTGGGCGGTGATCCCAGAAAAGGCTTTAACTTTGGCGGGATTATCTTTGAAGAATACCGGGGAACTGCCACGGATTTTGAAGGGACAGTACGCCCCTTTATCGCAGCAGGGGAAGCCCACTGCTTTCCTGAAGGAACCATGAACTCCTTTGAAACCCTTTATGCCCCGGCTGACTTTATCGAAACGGCAAATACCTTTGGCATGGAGCTATATTCAAAACTTGAACCCAGAAAGTTTGGCCGGGGGATGGATCTTCATACCCAGACCAATCCGCTCCCCATTTGTTACCGTCCGGGGATTCTGGTAAAACTCACGGTGAGCTGATCATGACCTTTTTTGACGATCTGAATCAGGGGGTAAATGACCTGTTCGATATTGCCGGAAAAGATGCGGTCTATACCCCTGAAAACGGGTACCCCCAAAACATCCGGGTAATCTTTCGACCGGGAGCGACTGCCAGTAACGGCGCCTTTAAAAACGCCATGGGATCTGACGGAAGAATTCGGGTGAGGAAATTCGATATCCCGGACCCGGAGGTCCCCGGTGTTTTGGAGATCGAAGGAAATATCTGGACCATTTCCGGAATCATCGAAGGAGATGGTGACACCCTCTGGGAACTCTCCATCAAACGGGACATCAAGCCCACGTTTAAAAGGTAGCGTAAGCGTAAAGCGAAAAAATGGAACTGAAAGTCGATGCTGAAAATCTGAGCGAGGTTACCAAAACCTTTATGATGATGCCGGGGCTTTTCACCAGAGCCAGAAAGAGCGCTCTTAAAGTGGTGGGCTACCAGACGATGTCGGAGCTTCGGAATCATGTGGAGTATGGCGGCACCGGCTGGCCGGACTTACATCCGTTGACTCGGAATTTCAGGAAAAAGGCAGGTGGCAAATGGTCGAAACGAAGAACCGGCAAGAATTCACCGTTGTTCGGGCTTGGCAAATTTGCCCGATACCGGGTGGATGATGAGGGTACTGTTGTTCAGGTTGATTTCGGTAAATCCAAGAAAGGAAAACCCGGACAGATGGACCCGGGACTATCCCGTATCGCCAGAAAAGCTGAAACCGGTGAGACCGTTCAGGTCACGGATAAGATGCGAAAGTTGTGGGCAGCCACCCGATTGAGGCGGTCAAAAAATGCCCGGGCAGGATCGGATTATCATACCTTGAAATCAAGTACCCATGTGCTGAAGGTTCCCAAGCGGCCCATTTTTACCCCGGTCTTTAACAAGGTAAAACCAAAGATCCCGTCAGTGTTTGAGGATGCTTTCTGGAAGGCCCTCGACCGGTACGAAAAAGGGAAATGACCATGATGACATCGGACCTTTTAAAAGAGATCGCAAATTCCATCGCAGGCGATAAAACCTTACAGGACTGGTGCAAGACCGTCTTTGATAAAAAGCCCACCTGTTACCTGGGGATTGATGAAGAAAACCCGCCTGACCCGGATGGTTATCCAGTCATTGCCATTGTGGGCGTTACTCAAATCCGGAGCGATTTAACCCGGGAACTGTCATGGGACATTGAGCTTGGCATAGGCGTCATCGATAAAACTACCACTGATGAAGATCAGATCAAAACATATAACGGGTTTCTTCTGGCAGAAGACTTAAGAGAATATACAGAAAATGCCATTTTGAGGTCCCGATTTGCTCGCGTCACTTTAACCGGTGAAGCCAGTTCCATCAGTTATCACCCGTTATACGTTTCATATTCAACCATCAACGTCAAAATAAAACGAAGCTCTCAGAACAGCTTACCATGAAAGGATCAATAAGATGTTAGCACCCAATACCAATAATTATTTTTACGGGTCCGGACGGCTTTATTTTAAATCCAACACCGAATCCGGATTTCTGGCCCTGGGAAACGTCCCAAAGCTTGAGATCGAAATTGCCATAGAAAAGCAGACGCACTACTCCAGCCAGGAAGGAACTCGCCTGAAAGACAAAGAAAGAATTGCAGAAAAAGGGGCAACCGCTTCCTTTGACATGGAGGAGTACTCTGCTGAAAACCTGAACTTGGCCTTTTTAGGGGACGGCATTCAAAATGGCAGCCAGCCGACCGGTACACTCGATGCTCAGGAAATCACCGTAATCAATGATCGTTTTGTGGATCTTGGAAAACTGGATTTGTCTCTCTTGAGGATTGATCACGGCAGTGTAACCGATGGTCCTTTCGATGCCGGTGAAACCATCACGGGAACAACGTCAAGCGCCACAGCCAAAATCGCCTGGGCAGATGACACCAATCAATACCTTGAATGCATTAACGTGTCCGGCACCTTTGAAGATGGTGAAATCATCACCGGCGGGACATCCACAGCAACGGCATTAATCTCATCAGCCACAACAAAAAAAGACGTGGTGGTTGCCAATGCAGCAACGCCAACCACCCGATACACGTTGGGGACCGATTATTCCCTTGATCTGGCAGGTGGGCTTATAAGGAAACTTTCAACCGGTTCCATTTCGACCTCCTGCTTTGTCAGTGCCGATTATGCCGCCAAAACCGTCAAAAGCATCCGGGCCTTGGCAAATTCTGAAGTGACCGGTGAGCTTTTATTCATCCCCACGTCTGATGACGGCCCCAGATGGAAGATCGAAGGCTGGAAGGTAAGCCTTTCCATCAATGGCGCTGTCGGACTCATTACCGAAGATGTTGGATCGATCCCCATGACGGCAGAATTTCTGGCAGATACCGAAAACCATCCGGATGAGCCGTTCTACCGGGCAACTGAAATCATTTAGTGAGGGAAAATGAGAAAACACAAAACCATTAAAATCGATGACCGTGAGATTACTGTCAAGGAGCTCCGGGTAAAGGACTACATCACCCTGTTTCAGTTTGATGACGGCAAGGACCCGGATCTTGAAACAATCGTTTCCCAGATCAAAGAAATCCTGCCGGAAACCATAAATATCAACCTTGAGGACCTGCTTGATATGGCACCATCAGAGATCGAGCTGGTCTGGGAGACCTTCCGTGAGGTCAATGCCTCTTTTTTAGCAGCAGCCCAGAAGCTGGGCCTTCAGAAGATGCTCACGGAGGTGAAATCTGCCATTTTGACAGACTTCTCCGCACTTGCGCTCGGCTCATTGAAGCCGGGCACATAAACGTAGGAGAATATGGCATGTCTTATTTTATGATGGCTTTGGATGAGCATACCAAAATCAAGGAAGAAAACCTTCAGGAACTGGCACTGGCAATAAGAATCGGAATAAATGCGGATGAAAAGAAGTGGATTGAGTTTATCAGGGGATAAGAAACTATAAATGGCAAATAACATCGACATCACCGTAAACCTGAAAGACAAGGCTTCCAAACAGTTTGGAAGTGTCCAGAAGGCTTTGAAAGGGATCAAGGTCGGCATAGACGGCGTGGTAAAGAAGGTGTTCAGCCTGAAGACCGCCTTTGCAGGCCTGGGTGCCGGTATTGTTGCGGGTAAATTCCTTGATACAGCCAAATCATTTGAAAAATACCAGACCAGCCTTGAAACCATCACCGGATCTTCAGACAAAGCCAAACAGGCCATGACCTGGATCACCGACTTTACGGCCAAAACACCCTATGAGCTGGATCAGGTGACCGAAGGCTTTACCAAGCTGAAAGCATACGGGATCGATCCGGTCAACGGCACCATGAAGACATTGGGGGATACGGCATCAGCCATGGCCAAACCCCTTGATCAGGCCGTCGAGATGTTTGCCGATGCCATCACCGGTGAATTCGAACGGTTAAAAGAATTCGGTATCCGGGCGAAGACCCAAGGGGACCAGGTTACCTTTTCCTGGCTCCAGAACGGCCAGCAGATGCAAAAGACCGTTCAGAAAACAGGGGATGCCATTCAAAAGGGGCTGATCGAGATTCTCGAAGGACGGTTTGCCGGTGCCATGGAAAAACAGTCCAAGACTTTTGCCGGTATGTGGTCCAACATCAAGGACCAGTTTACCATTTTCCAGAAATCGGTCATGGATGCAGGTGTCTTTGAATATCTGAAGAAGCAGCTGTCCGAGGCCTTGAAGAAAATTGAAGAATGGAAGAAGTCCGGAAAGCTCGATGAATGGGCCAAGAAAATATCAGCGGCTGTCATATCTGCCATTGAGTCCTTTAAGAAATTTGCGGCAGCTGTAGTAAAGGTGGCGACTCCCTTTGCACCGCTTCTGGAAATCCTCCTGAAACTCTCTCCGGTTCTTGTGACCCTAGGTGCAGCAGTAACCACATTCGGGGTGACCTGGCTTGCGGTAATCAATCCGATTATTCAGGTGACCTCCCTGATCGGAACATTGAACCCTGCCCTGGGAGCTTTAGGCACAACCCTCGGAACGGTTACCGCATTGGTCGGTGCATTCTTTGCCGGATGGAAGGCAGGGGAATGGCTCTCTTCCTGGGACGTATTCAGCCTTTTGCCGGTCACTATCGGTCAGGCGGTCCAGGCAGGCTTTTCCTTAATTGACCAGTTCGCGTCGAACGTAAAAATCAAATATCTTGAGATGAAAGCTGCAATCAAGGGTACATTCGGCGGCAACACGGAAGAGATCCAGGCACAGATCGCCAAAGAAAAAGAACATATTGAAATCGTTAAGGAGCTTCGAAATGAAATTTTATCTGCAAAAGATGCTGCAAAAAACCCTGCAGCTGTTGAACTGGATACTACGCAAGCCCAATCAAAAATATCTGATGTTGATCAGAAACTGGCTGCAACTGCTCAAAAAGCCCAAACCCCCGACCAGGTGAACCTGGACAACCAGGGAGCGATTACCAGCATCGAACAGCTGAATACTTTCCTCGATGGCCTTGCCACAAAGTCACAGGAAACCGGCCAGAACATGGAACAGAATATTTCAAACAGCCTGTTCAATGCCGGGACTCAGATGACCCTTCATGTGGATGGTATGGAAGTGGATATGGTCGATATGGCCAACAAAAGCGAGTTTGCCATGGCGGCCTTTGGGACCGCTGCCGAGAGGGCCGCAAAGCAGGCGGCTGATGCTGCAAAACAGGCAGCTGATGAAGCGGACACTCTGGCTGACAAAAAGCGTGAAATGAAGATTGAGACTCTTGCCACGGGGATTGAAAGTTTAAAATCACAGTTCGCAGAACTGACTAAAGGTGAAACCAAGGTCATTACGGTGGTTACAAAACATGTGGAAGAAAAATCAACCGGCGGGATTGTCGGCTGGGGGTTGAAACTTGCCCGTGGCGGCAAGCTTCCGGGGTTTGGTGGCGGTGACCGGATCAAGGCTCTTTTAGAAGCGGGCGAGTTTGTTGTCCGGAAGGAAGCTGTCAAAAAGTACGGTGCAGGCCTTCTTGAAATGATCAACGGGCTCAGGTTCCCGATACCGGATATGCCGAGAAGATATGCTGCAGGTGGCTATGTGGCACCATCGACATCAAGCAACATCACGGTGACCATGCCGGTACATATCAATGCCTCTTCCGGCAACAACACCGACATGACCAAACTGTTCCGGTCTGAAATCATTCCACAGTTTAAAAGTGCATTAATGAATAACACACAAAGCATCACCACAGCCATCAGAAAGAGCGTGAAATAATGGCCTATGAGAAACTGAAATACGGAGTGGTAAACCTTCTTGATCTGGCATCCCTCACTTTTGAAGGGTGGACCGAAGATCCGGATTACCCGAAAGAAAACCTCTTTAACAAACGGATGAGCAAGCGGGGAGGATTTGCCGGTTCCAGATCCGGAAGTATTGTCATTGATTTAGGAAGTACTCAGACAGTCAATGGTATCGCCCTAATGAATCATAACCTGACATCCGGTGCCACAATATCAATTGCAGGGAATTCATCGAACAGCTGGGGCAGCCCGGCATTCTCGGTGACCATACCTTACCGGGAGTTCGATGCAGCCATCGTGTTTGATATCGATCAGGATTACCGATACTGGCGATTATCCGTTAATGATTCGGGAAGAGCAGATGCGGATGTCAAAATCGGTGAGCTGATTCTGTCAAACCTCACCACCTTATCAAGGAATCATGACTGGAACTTAAAAGAGCAGCATTCATACGGCAATATCAAACATGAAACCGAAGGGGGGAATACCTGGGCCTATACGCTGAATAACAGAAAATCCTGGGTCATGACCTGGACCAATATCACCGGAGCGGACCTGAGCCCCATTACGACTTTAATCCGGTCGGTTCATGGGCGTGCCTATCCGTTTTTAATGATCCTTGAGGACGCCCCATATTTTGTCCGGGCACAGGATGATGTTCTGTTTGAAAGGCCGGTTGAGATAGCCGATTTTGAAGCGCTCGGTCCGGATATCTTTCCCATTGATTATGCCATTCACGAACTGATTTTTACCGAAGAAACGCGGGGGATAAACACATGATCTATACCAGTTTTTATAAGGCGATTGCAGACGGCACCATCGATTTGGATTCTGACATCATCAAGGTCATGCTCTGTGATGATTCGTATGTACCAAACTTATCCCATGATTTTAAAAACGATATCACCGGTGAAGTGACTGGGATAGGCTATACGGCAGGAGGTGCCACGCTGGCCAATAAATCGGTCACCATCGATGGGGCTGATAGTAAATTTGATGCGGATGACATCGTCTGGGGCGGGTCAACCATGACAGCCCGGTATGCGGTCATGTATGTGAGTACCGGAACGGATACAACTTCACCCCTGATTGCAGTTTGGGATTTCACCGAGGATAAAGTGACCAACAACAGTCCCTTTGAACTGATCTGGAGCTCCACCGGCATTTTACGATTCAGGGCGGCAGGATAAGGAGGAATAAAAAAATGACAGCAAGAGATATCGGAAGCATTCGCGTTGAAGACGGCACATCCGGCGAACGGGCACAGACCGTGGAAGCGGTTGAACAGCATGGCGGGAATGCCACCTTTATTCAGTCAGTGCTTTTGACTGAAAGGAGGATCAACTCAAACACACCGGATATAAGCCGCCTGGGAGTGTATTCGGACGACGCAACCGATGATCTGGATGCGACGCCACCTCATACACCGGTCAGCTGTGGGGATAAAAAGACGTTGGTTGTCCAAATTGTGACATCTGACACGCCTTATATCACGCCCATCGGTTATAACCTCGCAGGTGATAGTGTAACGATGCTTTTTGAAGAAAAATCTCCGGTTCTTCCCATGGGCGGCACTTACAGGAAATCTTCCAAAGAAGAAACCCTGAATCAGGTGATGGTCTGGGATATTCTTGGGGCTGAAAAGATCTGTATTGCAATCACCGGTGTCGGAAAAGGCGTGGATCTGAGGGCGTGGCTCATATGAATGCAACAGAAACCCTGATCAGGATATGTGATGTGAAATTTACCGATATCCGGAAGCGATCTGATATCGACCTGTGGACTGAAGAAGATAAGACGGATTTATCCTCCTGGCCTGAAGAAACTATCCATCGTGTTCTGCTGAAAATGGGGCCAACAAACTGCCCATACTGTATCCGGCATAACGGGGATTGCAAAGACTGTTCTTACGGGAAACGCCACGGGATCTGCAAGCATGCCCGAAGCGAATACCGGAAAGCTGAAACGGAAAGAAGGCAGAATCATATGCCGTATCTGAGTGCTGAGGCCCTGATCGAAATCGGACAGATGCTCAAGGAGTATAAGAAATGCCAATAGTCATCCTGAAAGGCCCGGCCGGATCAGAACCAGTCAGTATCAACCTTGATACTTTTGAAATAGAGGTCTTGCAGAATCCTTTAGTCACTGCCTTTAAAGCGGATGCTTTCCATTTGGAAATATCAGATCAGGGCGTAATTGTCCGTGCATCAGCCATCTGGAAGAATCAGGTCAGACGATCAGTCACGGCCCCCATTATCCTGGTTGAAATCGAGCTTGATGATGAAATGCTGGTGTATACCTCCCAGGATACGGAGCTTTCATCAGGAGAGTTTTTTGAAGGGCGGGTCATGCAGTTCGGGACCATATCGAGGTCAGTCTCGAACACCAGCGGGAATTTTGAAATATCGGACGTGACACTGATCCTTGCAAACACGGACGGCAAATTGTCAGAGGTCTCCTTCAGCGGATGGCTCAACCGAACGGTGAGTTATTACATGGGGTTCAAAGGATATACTCGATCAGAGTTCATGCGGATATTCAAAGGGATCATATCTGACTTTAAATTCACAGGCACATTGTTTGAGGTGACCATTACCGACTCCACCCGGCTGTGGCTCGATCAGGATTACGGCACGTTGATTGATCCGGTTGACTTTCCTTTTGCAGCACAAGGCGTGGCAGGGACCCGGATGCCTATTATTTATGGGGAAATGACAGGACATTTTTAAATGGGAATAATAGAAATTACAGGCAGCATTAATGACGGGTGGGTTGAAAACCAGGCGACTTATTGGGCATCCTGTATAAATGGATATTGGGGGATTTCTGCCAACAGCAGTGAAACAGAAAATGCCGAATGCATTCAGGCAAGCTTTGAGGAGGGAGAGTTTAAAATCCGCAGAACATTTCTGTATTTTGATCTGTCAAATCTAAGCCTTCGGAAACATTCTGTCATCACTGGCGCAAGATTAAAACTATATGGCTATGGGTATTCGTCAGCCATTAAAATATGCGTTCAGGAAGGAACCCAGGCAGATACACTTTTAACCGGTGATTTCAGTTTTTTTACCGGCCCTTCTTTTGGTGAAAATGTCTTTGATTTTATTTCATCAAGGGTTAATCCCATTTCCTTTAATGAAAACGGGATCGCATATTTGAACCAGCAGCTCGGATCCATGGCAAGGTTCTGCCTTCGGGAATATGACCATGATTATTGTCAGGTGATTCCAAACGACATCTTTAAATCAGGGATGTATTTTTCTGAAGTATCCGGATCGGACAGGAAGCCCACCCTTGAAATCATCTATCAGACGTCATCTGATCCGATAATAATCACGGTTACAGATGACGGGGAGGTGAACAGCTCGCCCCTCGGCACTTGGCAGGAAAACCTGGATGAGGAGACCGGGGATGCGGTTGTTACGGATGACGAGTATTTTTATTTCTATGATGATGGTAACACCAACCGCAGGTACTTCTTTTATTTTGATGCCTCCGATTTTCCGGAAGGGGTAACGGTCACGAACGTGACATTCTCGGTCTATGGTTCCGTCATAGATCCGGTTGATGAGGGAATCGGTGCCAGCCTGTTTAAAGGGACACAGGGAGACACTTTAGCAGTTGAAGATTATGATTCTTTTACCGGAAATGTCATCTCAAGTCTCGATCCGGATGATGGTACGATCGGCTGGTTTGATTTTGTTTTGAATGCAGAAGGGATATCAGCAGTAAACGATATGCTTTCTGATCCTTCAAAAATGCTCAAGTTCTGTCTCAGAAGCACGCGGTTTGATGTGAACAGGGAAACGCCATTAGGATCAGCATGGTCCCCGGGGTTTGAAATATACACGGCTGAAAATACTTATAACCCGGAGTCTGATCCGAAAATCACCATCGAGTTTGATTTGCCGGCAAATCAGGACAGCTGTGAGACGAACGGCTGGTACTGGTATGACGGCGCATGCCATTTGGATTTTCCCAATAATCAGTCGGAGTGCGAATCACATGGCTATTACTGGTATGGGGATGCCTGTCATCTCGACCTGCCCGATAATGAAACGGAATGTTCCGGATACACTTATTATTGGTATTACGGAGAGTGCCAGCTGTCGAACAAGATAGGTGTCATCCCCTGTGTCTGTATCGATACCGTTGAAAAAATCTGGCTGGTGGCCGGACATGAAGTGGCAGAGATCAATGAGGTCTTTGTGTCAATATCCGGATCAGATGAGCCGAGGCTCCGGACCACCGGTTTTGAAAGGTACCCTGCCTATGATTATGAAAAAGGATTAAATGGCAAGATTGCCGTGATCCGATTTACGGATAACCCGCCGGACGCCACCGGAAAGGTCTGGTGCAACGTTAAGGGCATGAAAAATGCGGGAGGAAACCTGATTGAAAACCCCATAGAAATCATGACCCATTTTCTGACCAGTTATTTGGGCATGACAACGAGCAATTACAATGAAACCGGTTTTGAGGCAGCAAGGCTCCAGGCTGAAACGGACGGTCACATTGGGGCAGGCATGATCAAGGATCACCCAAAGGGGATCGATGTCATCGAGGAAGTGGCTCATTCCATTGGTGCGACACTCTTTTTTGACCGGGACGGTAAATTGAATATCAGGGGGATTTCCTGATTTGGAAACGTACAGTGCAAATGACGACATTCTGAAAGAATCATATAGCGTATTTCCTTTAACGGAAGAAGCCGCGACCCGGATAGTGTTTTCCTATGCCTATAATTATTCGAAAAGCTACTTCATTGAATCGGTTGAAGTTGCTGATCAGGAAGCATTGGACGCATTTAAAAAGGAGTATCTGGCATTGGTTGATCTTGTCTGGATCAGGGACGATGACACGGCCCTGGATATTGCAGAAAAGCTGATTGCCAGAAAGAAAAATCTTCAGAAGAAGGTAGCTTTCGGCTCTGCCATGCGTGTCCTTGAAAACGATCTGACCGATGATATCCAGGTGGATCATTTTGCAGGGCCGGTATTATCGGATGTTCGGATCACCGGGATCAGCATCGACCTCGACAACCTGTCGGTAAATATTGAAGGAGTATCAGAATAAGATGGCCATGAGAAAAGACAACACCATCGAATATGTGGAAGGAGATGTTCCGGATCCGTTACGCGGTGAATACAGGGACAAGGATGGAAAAACCATCGACATTACCGGTTTTACGATCACCCTTCATATTGGCTATGAGGATGCCCCTTTGGTAAAGACCGCAACCATCACAGACGGCCCTAATGGTGTCTTTGAATTTGGATGGAATCCGGGGGATATTGTCGCAGGTGACTATCAAGCGGAAGTCCAGATCACAAATGCATCGGGCAGGCCTTTGACCTACCCGGCATCGGCTGGTGAATTCTATTTCAGGGTCCGGGAGGCAATTGCGTGATTGATACAATTCAGGAAAACAAGATCGTATTTGATGGGGGGATCACGCTTTCAAGATCGATCCATCAGTTCAATTGCCGGAAACCGGATGACAAGCTATCATTTTTCCACCGGGAACCTTCTGTAAAAATGACTGAAACTGAAAACAGGCTGGTCATATCCGGATTGAGGCTTTTCAAGGATAACATGAAAATCGAAATAACAGGCCAGGCGTAAATGGATGGGATCGGAAATTGTCATAGAATCAAGGGACAAACGGGTGACTCTTTACCACCCGGCATATGTTCCCCTTATTGGAAGCGTGGTGGCAAAAGGAGTTCAGGCAGTATTTTCGATCAACCACAAAAGTACGAAACGGAGGTGGCTGCACTACGGCGGGACACCATCGAATTTATGTGGTTATCCCGTTTTAAAAAATTCAACTTTGAAAACCGTGACCTTTATGACCCGGAATATTTCTACAGGGACGGTGCACATCCGGAAGAATGATGAACACCTTGATTTATATACCATTGAATTGGTCAATGAAAACATGAAAACCGAAACCAATCTGAACGTATTTCTTGATCCCGCAGATCAAATTAAGATCTTCACAGAGTCCATAACCGGGTTCGATTACCCCATGGCAGTACTGGAAATTTATGAAATACAAAACTGAAAACAGATGCTGGAATTGTAAAAAACTCCTGTTTAAAGGCACACCCGGAACCATAGAAATCAAGTGTCCCAGGTGTGGTCATATCAATTTTTATCAACCAGAGCCTCCGGAAGGCCAAAATCAACTAAACAAACATATGGAGGCACAACATGGCTGAATGGACTGTAATTATCAAAAACAATAGTGGCTCGGATTTTCTCATAAGCGACCTTGGTGTGGATATCCAGGACGCTTCAACCGTCAATCTTCATGAGGAAGCAGGCTTTGCGGAAATTGCAGATTCTGATGACCTGAAGGATGCTTTGACGGCAGGCACTCTGGTTCTGAATGACGGGACATCAGATTTGTCCCCTGCGGATGCGGTGAATTATCTTTCGAGAATTCATCGAAAATTCCTGGAAGAAAATTATTTCAACAAGACGGAACTATCAACTCCCGGTAGCGCTTCAATCGATTACGAAAATATCGCGAATGCACCGACATTTGAGTATGCTTTCTGGTATGACAATGTCAAATTCAGAGTACTCGGTCTTGAATTGCCCACAGCCCCATCAAGTCCGGAAGAAGGTGATGTCTATGTTGATACTCTGCAAAATTACCAAAAATGGGACGGTAGTGCATGGCAGGATTTGGGTGCTGCCCTAATAGGTGATCGGGTTATTGATCTGGCATCAGCAGATCAGGATATCATGACATGGGACGGCGTTGTCTGGGATATTGCTGAACCGGATCTTAAGTCGAATGCTGCTGTAACCGTTACCGATGATGGTGACGGAAAGGCTGCTCGGTATGTCTATAATAAGACTGAAGGTGTTTGGAAAAAGGATTATGACGTAGATTTCGATCCCCATCTGAAGCGCGGTGACCATGTCCTTAAGCACGATGCAGATCAAATAGAGGTTGAAAATGCCTATTCAAATATCGGCAGCAGTGCAAACGATGATATGGAATCTGTAATTTCTGCCATTGACACCAAGATCGGGACCATCGAGGGCGGGAACCTCTCTGACATCAATATCCAGAACGGCATTGTCTATGGCCGGGATACTGTCCGGAACAAATGGATGGGACCAAGGGAGGATTTTATCTTTTCAAGGAGCGGATTTACCAGGAAATCCTACCTCATGATCGGGGATGTTCCATCCAACCAGGGCGGGGTCCGGGTTCAACGAAATATGACCATCACAGCCATCTCTTGTCAGCTTGATTTGTCCGGAAGCTGCACTGTTGAGGTCCGAAAAAATGACGGAAGCACACCCATTGCCACCCTTACTATCAGTTCAGCTGAAGGCGCGCATGATAATACCTTAAATGTTGATGTGGTTGAGGGGGATTTTCTGCAAGTCTATGTGGATGCAGTAACACTTGTCAGATCGCCGACGGTCAAAATAACCGCAGCTTATAATGGTGGCAGTCTATAATTGATACTATTGAACCGGTGGGCTTTTTTAAAAAAAAGCTCACCGGTTTTTCAGGGGGTAGAAATGAACGAATGCAAGCATGAAAGCCAGATAGCTGTTGTTGTTGATAAGGTCGAAAAAATCGAGGAAACCGTCGAAAAGATTTTTAAAATCCTGAATGGAAACGGAAAGGAAGGGCTTGTTACGAATGTTGCTATCAATAAATCTGCTATTCGAAGACTTTGGTGGTTTGTCGGTATAATTTCCACCGGGATTTTTGGGGTGGCATTCTATTTTATTCAGGTTGGAGGTAAGTAAAAAACTATTAAGAACATGAATTAGTTGGAAGGGCCTATTAGAAATTTTTCGTGTATGTGCTATTAAAATAGGTTAAAATAGGTTAAAATAGAACAAATTAAATTAAAATACTTGACAATTGATTTTTTCATGATACCTCTTTAAATCAAAATTGATGAAATTTTTTCGCCAGGCCTGCAGGAAAATAATCAGAGCAAAATATTTAAAGACCCTATAAAACGGCTGCAGTTAGAAATCAAATGGAGATAAAATAATGACTGAAGACCGGTGGCTTTCTGTAGATGAGATTGCTGAACATCTTGGTATCAAAAGGGATACGGTCTATAGATGGGTTACTGACAGGCAGATGCCTGGCCACAAGATTGGTCGGTTGTGGAAATTCAATAAGAAAGAGGTGGATGATTGGGTGAAGTCCGGTTCAGCTGGCGATAAGGATGATGAAGACCCGAACACAAAAGATAGGTTGAAATAAATATGGCGAACACAGTGCAGAAAGGTCATAGACAACGATTGCGGGATCGCTTTGTGAGCGGCGAGGAAAGCTCCCGTTCGGAAGAAGCCTTACTCGAGCTTTTATTGACCTATGCCATCCCACAAAAGGATGTTCAGCCACTTGCCGCTCATCTACTCTCGGAACATGGTAATCTCTCTTCACTGCTGGAGGCCTCAATGGAATCACTTTGCCAGTCAAGTGGTGTCAAAGAGAACAGTGCAGTCCTTTTAAAGCTTGTTGATTGGATTCGACAGCATCATGGCCATAGTGGGATAGTCAGAGAAAAATTCAAACCACCAATCCAAACTGAGCTATTCAAAGACATTTCTGCGGATACAGACCAGCAAGCTTCTGGTGTAGCTGAGCCATATCGAAAAAGGGTCATCCGAAGATATGGTACGGAGATGTTCGGTAAGGCGGTACTTAAAGAGGCGATTCAGATTTTACCAACTCTTCCGGACAGTGAGTCGCTGGATGATATACGTTCTTTTCTTCGTATCAAACTCCACTTTAGCGCTGAACTGACTCGGAAACGGTATGCCAATTACATCACGCGCAGGATGTTCCCAGAAGGCTACGCGGACGCACCTCTGCGCTTGTTTGCCAAAACATATCCGAATACAAAAGAACTGCAGGATGTCTGCTTTTATCGTTTTCTTCTCTCTGAGCCGCTTGAGGTGGATATCATTGAGGAGCTTATCAGTAACATCTCAAAAAGTATGTGGTAGAAAAGACGCAACTATGCCGAGGCAATAGCAGCCTTAAGTTCCATTAGATCTGGTAAGGGAGGAATATTATTATTTTGGGCTATCCTATCGTTAA